TTAGTGTTTTGGGTGGTTTTCGCAGGTTGTAACGGGACACCAAGGACACAGCGGTGAGGGTCTTGGGTTCCATACGCCTGTTGCATGCGCTTGCTCAATCCTAGCTACGCGTTGGCGATACTGCCACCACTCAGCTTCGGCTTGGTCAATCGTGTATGACGCCCTGACCATATCATCCTTGACCACGAACAGCAAAGCTGCGTTGACCTTTCGGATGTGTGGGAAGTGAGCGAATACCATGAGCGCCATCAGTTTAAGTTGCTCACGATCAGGGTACTTGTTGTTGCCGGTCTTGTAGTCCACAACCCAACAAGTTAAGTTCTCATCGTCAACGATGAGCAAGTCCGCAATACCGCGAAGCCACACATCTTTGCCAAGAAACTCACAAGGCTGCAAGTCCACAGTCAATCCCATCTTGTGCTCACACAGCTTCCTTCCGGGCTTGATGTTCAGGGCATCGAGCGTGTCCTTGATGAACGCAAACTCAGGCGGTAGGGGTTTGCCCTCTTTGATGTAGAGTTCAGCGGCTTCATGCAGTACCGTGCCGTAGCGCGTTGCTTCAGTCTCTTGGAACTTGTAGTTCTTCAAGACCTTTACTTCGTGATACCTACGGGCACAGCCCTCGTAGTCCTTGAGGGATGAGTGGCTCCATGTAATTGGTTTAGTCATCAAACTTCGCAGTCTTTATTGCTACAGTTAATCGGTTGGCAAACTGGGTGACAAACGCCTCATTCTTGTTGAGATCGTATTGCCCCATGTCCTCCAGTATGGCGTGGACTACCTCATGCCAGAACGTGTCAGCCAATTCTTCCTTGGTGAACCTACGCCCTGTGATGTTGCTGGTCTTGCCAAGCCGGATGCACTGCTCTGGGTAGAACGTGCGTCCCATATCTCGGCGGTGAAGCATGGCTTCCACCACCTCCACGCTGTACCATTTCCTGCCCACACGCATACGCGTTGGTAACTTCATACTTTCTCCTTTTAGTTTTTTGCTAACCCATATCGACGATGCGCGCCACCGTCAGCGTCTAGTGGAATACCGGGCATATAGCTCGGCTCCATGACCATCTGAGCCAAGACCCAAGTCTTAGCTTCCTCAACCTCTGCTTCCGGCACAACAACGATCTGCTCGTCATGCACCGTTCCCGCCACAAAGTACCTCTTTGCAGTTCGTAGCATCCCATCCGTCATCACAATACGCGCAGTGCCCTGCACCACGTTGTTCGTGATCTTGCCTGCGTACAGCTTGGTAGCGTCTGGCCCGTATACCCACTGGCTCCTACCTTTCTCGTCCTTCTGCTGTCGCAGGTCAGGGTAGAGCAGACTCATGCCGTTTGGCAGAACTATCTCACCCTTCTTGAAGGTAATACATTTATACACGAACTCATTGCCGTCTGCAAGTGCTGTTTGTATGAGGCCAGAGCACATGTCCCAAAAGCTCACAACGGGGTGAGCCGTAGCCCTGTACTTGTCGATGATCTTCTTGGCCGCTACGCAGTGAATGAGTAGCTCCAAATCGGTACAGGTGTGGGGTATCTCCATCATCTTCGTGTGGTTGTCATCCCACTCAAGGAACTTGTCGATGTACCGGCCATCTACGCCTAGCTTCTTTGCAAAATCTTTCTCATACCGAACGGGCGGTGCCCCGAGGAATCCCACGAGAAGTTGAGACGCAAAAGCCGCCCAACCAAGGCCGTATCCGCAGCCAAGCAACGCGCTCTTTGCAGACTGCCGAAGATCAGGGTGAGACTCCTTAGTGAGTCCGGGTACGTTAAACATCTGCGCTCCGAACGCGGCGTAAGGGTCACCCCCACCCCTGAAGATCGTAAGCATGTCTTGATAATCTGAAAGCCACGCAAGAACTCGCGGTTCAATCTGCGATAGATCTCCAACGACGAGTTGGTGGCCTTCGGGAGCCATAATTGCTTTACGTAGGAACGAGCCTCGCTTGAGGTTTTGCATGTTGATGGCCGAACCTTTGGCCGCCGTCCACCTGCCCGTCTGAGCCCCATAGTACGAGAGAGGTACGGGTAGGGCACCGCGTTGGCTGATGTCGAGGAATCGCTGAGCGCGAGTTCGTTCGGTGGTCGATTTAACCCGAAGACGCGCTTCACAAAGTAGGGCAACGTCTTCACGTTCACCGTTGAGTAGCGTTTGAAATAGGGCATCGTTTTTAGCGAGTGCAAGCGCTTGCTTGCCAGTCGTCTTGCTGACCTTGGTTGGCGGAACCACATCGAGTTTCTCAAGTAGTGCAGCAAACTTAGCGTTCGATGCCAGCGCAGTCTCTTCCACGCCGAGCTTTTGTAATAGTGCGTCACGATTTTCTTTCTCCTTTTCTATTGCGTTATGTAGCATGAGGGCGTCAAGCTGCAACACTGGGCGTGTGTACATCTTGAGTGTCATGTCGATGAGTCTGAGTTCACTGGAGGGGTAACCCTTGACCAAGCGCCTAAAGATCTGCTCACACAGGTACACATCGTGTGCGCAGTACTCAGCCAGTTCTTGCTCCATGGAAGGTGCAAGCTCCGTGTAGCCGTTGGTTGTGTACACAGCCGTACCCTTGGGTGGTAGGCCGAAGTCCTCGGCCAGCTTCATCAGCGAGTTACCAACCTCCACGCCCCTAAGAGCACGAGCCATGGACAAAGTATCAAAGATAAAGCATGGATGCCAGTCATATACCCATTCCAATATAGATATATCGAACTGAGCGTTGTGAGCCAGAACAGCAGTAGTAGACTGAGGATAGCAAGCCAAGATGCGCGGTAGCTCATCCCCTCTGTACCACTGGGTTGGCTTGTCTGATCCGTACTCATGGATGCAGGCTCCAAAGGCTTTGAATCTTGGGTCACGTATGTACTCCTCTGTTGTCATCTTGCTGAGCGTGTAACCTTCCTTGGTATTCCAGTAGGTTTCTAGGTCAACTGTAATAATTTGTTTGTATGGGGCACTCACTTCTTCTCCTTTAAAAATTTTCTAACTTCTGCTTCTCGGCTTGGGGACAGTTGAAACCATGAAAGATCACCCCTGTCTTTTGCACGCACCTGCCCAATCATGTGGTATGCCGTCTGTCGTTTCACCCCCAACCGTTCAGCTAACACCCACGCTTTTGTCTGTGCGTATGGGCGGTTACGGGATTGTTCTGCGCGGGTCGCCCACCGACAGTTACTAGGCATGTAATTCTTGTTGACGTTGATCCGATCAAGGGTGTGTAGGGGGGTGGGTCGCCGCCCCATGTCTTCAAGAAACGCCTCAAACGAATCCCGCCACTTTTTTATTATTGAAATACCGCGCCCACCATAGTACGCATAGTCGTGCGCGTTGGGGTTAAGGCAACGGTTTTTCATCATCTGCCATGACCGGTATTCGGGAGACGCAACCCGCCTCCCGTCAACAAGTTTTACTTCGCCGTGTGTCTGTTTCATATGCGATTTCCCAGTGTACTAGAAAATCTATTGTACCTCACTTTAACTCCTTCGTGTAAAGCGGGATTGGTTTGTACGTGCTAGGCGGTTTCTTCCATCTGAAGTACTTGTGCCCTACGGCGTTCTCACAAAGGTAGCCAACGGGCACAGGCGTAGTTATTGAAATCGTGCCTGACTGTTTGGGTTCAGGTGTTTCCAGATACTTTGCATACACATGGTCGGCAACAAGCGCAGCAAAGTGTTCAATGTCACCATGTAGCGTCAGTCCGTTGTTTTCAATCAGGTTGGTAATTTCATCACTTGTCATTAGGTTTCTCCTTTGGTATGTCGTTTAATTGTTTGTAGGATTCCCATCCAGAATCGTGGCCGTCTTTGAATCCCGCAGTCCAAGCCCGATCCCATGCCTGACACCACAGTTCGTAGTACCCGCCATACAGCGGGAAGCCTTTGTCAAACACGCCGTGCTTAACCAAGTGCTTCACATCCTTGCGCTTGATGAACTTTTCCCATGCCTTGTCACGGGCTTTGTTATAGATGGGTATGTCGTCGAGTAGTCCTTTAGACACTGTTCTTCTCCTTGAGTTTGGCTTCAATGGCGTTATAAAAATGACCCCATCCATCCATGTCGTGTTTCTTGTAAAGCTCACGCTGCTCCTCATACGTCAGCCCAACCCATGTGCGCTGTGGTGGGGTGATGTAGAGAGGCTTGGCATTTTTATCTTTCCAAAGTGCCACTTGCTTACTTGCTGTCAACTCGTATTCGTCACTATATTTGTTGCCGTCAAAAGATTTTTCACCTTTATAAATCCACGCCACAGGCTCCTGCTCTGGCAATTTCCTAGCGTCACAAGCGGGGCAACCATCTGTGCAGTATTTGCATTGCCCGTCTTGCTTGTAACCCCTTGCTCGGATGTCGTTTGCAATATCAGGCATACACTCTTGACTGTATGCGTCAGGCAGACTGCTTTCTTCAACAATCTTTGCACACGCCTCACGCTCTGCCAAAACTGCCGCTTTTAGTCTGTCGCGCCATTCAGCCTCAAGCATTTCCATAATGTCTTCTCTGTTCATGCTTGTCCCCTGTTGCGGATCTTCTCCACGTACTCGTGCAAGAGCCACGGCTCAACCATCTCGGCAATCGCCTCACGCTCGGCAGAAGCGACAAGGGCGGCAAAGCGTTCAATCCATTCAGTCAGTTCTTGATCTGATTGTGTGGACATGCTGTAGATTTCATTCTGTTGAATGAAAAACCCCGCCTCTTGTGCCATGCGAATAATGTCTTCTCTGTTCATAGCACCTCCTCAAGAATGCGCCATGACTCCAACTTGTTGCCGTTGAAAGTAACCTCTACAGGAATGCCGACCATGTCTGCACATGAAGTTACCTTGGCTTGCTCCATCAGCTTTGCAACACGGCGGCACATTTCACCCCATAGCTTTGTCTGATCTTCGACCGTCCATTGGCAATGCTGATCCGGAGTGCGTGTCCATGTGCCATCAAAGTCACCGACACCCCAGCCTTGGCCGCCAAGAGTAACCGACATACCAAACATTGCGCCGTCATAGCCGCCAAGACCAACGTCAAACGACTTAATTTTCCCCAGTTCTTTTCTCATAGCTTCTCCTTAGTTAAATTCTTCCTTTGGCGGTGCGTCGAGGACGTTTAGAAAGCCGAAAAAATCGTTTGCCGCCAACATGAGTTGCGACGCCTCCATCTCATTACAGTTTAGGGTAACGACTCCTGCGACATTATCTTCAGCGCGTCCAATGATGAACACGCCCTGTGCTTTACCTGTGCCATAACACATCACGATCTTGTGAATCAGTAATCTGAAATGGTGTTGCTCCTCATCCGACATGGCCTCGACCCTGCGTTCGAGTTCCTCCTCTGTCATTGAGTAATCACCGTCCACATAACTCATTTTGTTTCTCCTTGAGTAGTAGTTTTAGTTCAAGGAGGTTGTGTTCTCTTGCGATGTACACGGTTCCGCCATGGTTGAGGATGGCGTTAAGCTCCCTGTCTTGGAGGGCTGTCGTTTGCCCTTTGCCAGCTTTACATTCGATGGCAATGAAGTGTCCGTCCATGCAGCCAACGATGTCAGGTATACCCGCTCGGCCAAAACCATTAGCGGGGGGCATGAAGTGGTAGATGTCAAGGGAGTCAAGCAGTTTCCTCACTGCCGTCTTCACTTTCGCTTCCGGTGTAGTCGCCATAGTAGTTCGCATTCATAAGTTCAGAGTAATCAAAGTGGTCGTCAAGACAGTCAACAATGTTGACGTCAGGGCCTTCGGTATCAAACACAGTGTCGTTGTAGATGTACTTGTACTTAGGCACAAACAGTTGGTTGTATGCAAACTTCAAGCCCAAGTCCGTGGGTTTCCAAAGCCCCGCCGTACGGCTCTTAGAACCCTTTACAGGTGCGTTCTGAACCATGTGCCAGTGCTTCAATGTCCCAAGTTGTGGGGAGCGTAGCATCCAGTCAGGGGCAGTGCGTTGTACGTCCACCCAGCCATCTTCACGAGGGTTTTGTTTGCACAGCCAAATCAGATGACGTGCCATGTTCGCATTGATGCCACGCCTGTACAACTTACCCCACCTATCGCACACAGGGCAGTGACCGCCTTCGCTTTTGATAATGCTGCCCCATATGTGGCCAGCTTGCTCTAGCGTAGCGCCTTCGTACAGGTTCACATATGTCGGCACAGCGCCGTCTTCAATCATCTCAATCATTTACTTCTCCTTGTCTTCGTTTTAAAAATGTAGCGTCAGCAGGGTTGCGGATACGCGCTAACTCGTTGTCGTAATACTTCTTGGGCATTGGTGCTTTCTTGTCAAGGATAGTCCTCAACCATTCAGCCCCGCCAAGTTGTTGCAATATCATCCAGTGTCTGTCAGACATTCGGACTTGTCTTCCCAGTAGTGGCTCTGGTGGCTTTGGCCGTGGCATGTTCAAGTACTCCTTCATGTTTGTTTGGTTGTCTTTCTTTGGCGCGGGTGTACGTGCCGAACTGTTTGTAGCCTAAGCCTTCTTCGTTTGAGATCGTGCCTGTCGGTTGCCTTGCACGAAAGCGTACGTCTTCATAGAAGATGCTTGGGCGTGGGTCTTCCTTCCAACGGAAGGGGCTTAGGGGTGGTGTGGGTTTGTCTGATTTCAAAACAAAGCAGCCTTTCTCTGAGTCATATCTAATTAAATCCATCACTTTCATACCAGTACCCCAAGCTGTCCCAATGCTTTCTGCAAGCCTGCCAGCCCACCTACGCGTTGGTCATTGATAAATATCTGAGGCATCTGACGCGCATCAGGAAACTCTTTGAGGAAGTTGGCCATGCGCTCGCCCACCTCGATGTCAACGTCCGCATACTTCAGCCCTGCGCTGTCCAGTATGAGCTTGGCTGTCACGCAGTTAGGGCAGTTGTCCTTTGTGTACATTGTGATGTTGATGACTTTCATTGTTCTCTCGCTTTCAGCATGGCGTCTGCCGTCATATAGCTACACTTCGCCAAGCGTTCTATCCCCGCTTCGCTCCAGCCTGTGCAAGCCGAGAGCATCCCCTGCATAGCCTTAGCCGCAAAGTAGTCGCGCAGTGTCATGCCACGATAGTCTGCATCTGGAAACGCGTTCATTCCATTTTCAAAATTAGTTCTTGTCATCTTAGCCTCCAAACATTTTCTTCAAGTAGTCATACAACTCACGCGCTTGGAACACAGTCATGTCTTTGAGGATGTCATCGGGTGACTTCGTACGCACAAGGGTCACGAAGCGTTTGGGTGCGGGTGCTGGGGTAGGCTCGGGCTGTAGCGCAGCAATGCCTTGTGACTTTTTCTCATACTTGCGCTTGACCTCCACGGGTTTAGCCACCACCTTGGCTTCTTTCTTCTTTGCTTTCAATGGGCGGTACTCAGGCACGATGGTGATGTATCTACCTCTGTCGTCTCTCTCGGCCAACCCTTGCTTGGCAAACTGTGCAAGGAGCGATCCCACCGAACTGGACTTGTACCCTAGACGCTCCATAGCCACACATATCTCAGCCGAGGTTTCGTTGGGGCGGTGCTTCACGTAGTCAAACGTGGCGCGGGTTACGTTGTTGGTGATGTCAAAGAACCTAGTGGACTTTGATTGTGTGTTGTTTTGTGTGGTTTGCATATCGTCTTTCTCCCAGTCGTTGATTGTGTTTTTAAGTTGGTTGTTAAGCGCATTGGATAACGCGGTTTGGATGTCAGGCATTTGTGTTTCCTCCTATTAAAAGAATGCCAATGATGATGAAGGCTATAAGCCCGATGGATTGAATGGTCACAAGCGTAAGCTCGGACATGCCTTGCCTATCCCCAAGCAGAACGCCCTGTATCCAATCGGACTCAGGCGTTGAAGGGGGTGGTGGCGGTGTGTAGGTTAGGCCAATCTTGACCTTTCCTGTGTCGTAGGGTGTGTGTTTTTGCATAGCTTTCTCCTTAGTTTTGCCATTATTTGTCTAGGCTTAGACAGAAGTCAAGGGGAATTCCCCTAGAAAAGAGGTTGTTGATAGTAGTCAGAAGGGCCTCCAGTACAAGAGGTCAAGGGCAAGCACCATGACCGCTAACAAAAGTATTACTCGCTCGAACTTCTCATAGGGTGTCATCATGCCTCCTCCTCGTCTGCTTTTAATTGTTTGATCCACGCATCAATGGCCTGCTCATCGTAGAACGTGAGTATCCAATCAGCCAACTCATGCACAGGGTTTTGTAGCAAGCAGTCGTACAGTTTATCCAATGCTTCCTTGCCGTAGCGTGCTTCGATTTCTTCTGGTGTCATTTAAATGTCTCCTTGATGTAGTCGTTAGCTTCGCGCTTGGTGTCGAAGCCTCGGTAGTCGCCGTTCTCATCTATCCACTCGCCTGCAAAGGTCTTGCCGAAGATGACCCATATGTCACCTACCCTCTCAGGTTCCCAGCAGTTGCGGTCATTGAACCCGTCCATGTATATCTCATGCACGATCTTCTTGCAGGTTGTGTCGTCGTACCCTGTCAGGCGTTCAAGTTCTGCGGGGTGATTCTCCTCCAGCAGATCAATGATCTTCTCTTTCAGTCGTCCCATTTCTTTCTCCTTTCGTTCGTCTTCGTATGCTTGCCTGTCAATGTTGCGTTGGTGCTCGGCCAGTAGGCCATCGTAGTAGCTATCTAATCCATTCATTTCATTTCTCCTTTAATAAATACACGGGGTAAATCAATCCAATGGGTGCAGTCGTCCATGCCTGTAACTGGGTCAACTTTGTACACGTTGACGTTAAACCAATCGTCATTGTCAGGCGAGTGGATGTTGAACGAGTACTCATCTATGCCGTGCCACCAGTCGCCATCTCTGGCGATCTCGTGTTTGTATTGGGCGATGAGATCATCGGCCACCATTTGCAGTTGTGCGTCAGTCATTTACTTTCTCCTTTGTTGTGTAGCTGTATAGCTGTGATAGATATAACCAAACTCAATCTTGCCTACTAGGGCTTCGGGTATCCAAGTTCTGCGTCCATCCTTGTACTGCCTGAAATGTCCGCGTCTCTTGTGTTGTCGTGGGCTGTTACGCCCATTGCCTGTCGCCACGATGTCGTGGTCTTCAGGTCTAGCAGTCACATCAATAACCTTCCACTCGAACAAGGGGTGCTTGCCTTTGCGGATACGCTTACTGTTGGACGGCGATGCGATGGGTTTGTACACACGGGTTCTCTCGTGCATATCCATAGCCCTACGCATGTACTCTGCGTAGAGGTGGCTGGCCATTGAACTCCATATTTGGAATACGTAACGCTCAGGAGTAAGCCCTTCTGTGGAACATTCCATCCCCTTATCTCGCATGGTTTGTATGAAGCTCTCTGCGGTCTCGTTTGGTGGCATAGAAACAAACTGCTCTGTACCTGTACTGCGTATTGCCCCGCAGTCGCCACCCTTGCCACGTAACCGCACAATAAACTCACTTCCGTTGCGCTCAAAGGTTATGCTAAGCGGTGCTACGCGCTTGTTTGGTTGTCTCACAATCCCCATCTGCTCAAAGGGTAGCATCAGATCAGCAGGGTCAGAGCTAAACAGATCAGGGATAGCGTCCATCACCTTGTCGTACTTATCATCAAGCATGTGGTCGAAATCACCAAGGTCAACCCATGTGTAGTCCATCGGGTCGCCTTCGGTGTAAACATCCTTGACCGCTTGCATTATGTTGGGGGTCATCACTTTCTCCTTTCTAAAAACGGGTCACAGTGACCCGTTTATGCTTCACAGTGAATGGCATCGAACAACGTACACAGTACAGTTGCCGAGTCGTAGGTGTGAGCCATTGTGATGGCCTCTTGTAGTAATTCTTTGGTGAGTAGCCTGCGGTTGAGGAACCGCACAGCTATCTTTGGATCTTCGGGATACACCGCCTCGCTGATAAGCTCAAGCAAGAAGTCATAGCGTTCCTCAAGCGCATCGTCAATGGCGTCAAGCAAGTCCTCCGTCTCCCAGTAGTCATCGTCTTGCCACTTGCCGAAGTATTTGCTATCGAGCTTTGTATTGTGTGCAGTGGCATCGTCATACACACTGTAGTTCGCCCACCATGCGGTGTCGTACTTGTATGCCTTGTACTCAGGCACAGTCGGGTCACGATCAGTAGGCAGCATATCCCACATCACCTTGAGCACTGCCTTGGACAGTGCCTCGAAGTGCACGATGTCTAGGTTCTCTCGGTCACCATGCTCACTGTAGTAGCCCACGCTGATGTTGGTACATTCGGGGATGATGTCTGTGAACTCAGCAGTGTCGGTATACACGCCAGTGTCATCGGGTGAGTACATAAGCGTGTCGTCAAAGGCGTTGAGATCATTGGCCAGTGCTTGACAGAACACATCGGATGCACAGCGACCCATACCCTGATGACTGATGACGCTATCAATACCACGCCTGTCGAATGCAATGGCTCTGTCGAACTGAGCAAGCAAGTCTGTGTGATGCGTAGCGATGTGCTTAGCCCCGATGCCACCGCACTCCTCGCCTTGGCTGAAGATGTAGTAGCCCTTGACGTTTGCATGTATCAGGTGCATGAGCATGGCCACACCCGCACCATCGTCAGCACCAAGCGGAGCACCATCGGCATACCACATAGATGCCGTCTTCCTGATCTTGTTAGCACCTGTCTCTTTGTGTACTGTGTCAACGTGAGCGATGAACAGGGTACGACTACCTGCGATGCGGTTGTCAACGTGAAGATTACCTGCACCATCCACAGATGTGAACGACTTAAGCTCAGCAGGTAGCGTATTGAATAGCCACTCAGTGAAGTCAGACACAGCGACAGTATTGTGCGGACGCTTGGCAGACAACCCACGAGCGAGGGTTTTGTGTAGTATTGATTTCTTGTTCATGTTCATTCTCCTTGTGTTTCTAAGTATTTGTTTGCGATCTCGTTGGCTTGTGCCATGAGGTCAGAGCAAAGTATTTCACGCACCATTCTGTTGAAGCCTGCTCTGTCTTGGCTATTGACAACCTCAATGGCGTAGGCACGATGAGCGTATAGCTTCTTGCCATCGAGTGTGTAGGTCAGGCCATCGAGTGTGTAGGTCAGGCTGATCGTCACCGAATCCATAGCGATGGAGTAGTCCCATACCATGTGTACATTCCATAACATATCCAATGTCAGCATGGTGGGCATACCCTCGTCCTCATCGATGCGCTTGTCAGCAGTCGCATCAGCTATCTCTTGAGGGATGTAGTCATCGTGGTAACGCTCGCCCTTGAACTCGGTGAACTTGGTGCAGTCATCGGTGTACCAGTTGCATGACGAAGCGCACTGCCATCCGTCCTCGGTCAAGCCGTACTCATCGGTGTCCTCGAACCGACAGATGCGGTCATCGTCTATCGAGTACCAGTCACCATTGATCTCAACGGCCTCATCCATCGGGGCGTACTCACCACACTCAAGCTCAACGATCTCGTTGTCAGACAGGTAGTCCTCATCGTAATACTCGCTCTGCGAATCGACATACACAGTGTTGTCGTTGTGTACATAGTACTGATTGCCTCGTCTGCCGTACACATAGGTGTACTCGTTGTTGAGGCACGACTCACAGACACGCACATCCTCACTGCGCTCAACCCAGTAGCCGTCATCGTCATCGGTGTCGTCACCACAGCAAGCGCACTCGAAACGATTCTCGTCCTCCTCGTTGTTGGTAGCGTACCCGCCAGTGTTCTCGCATATCCATGAACCATTGCAGTCGATCTCAAGCCAACGCTCACGCTCATTGACCGCAACGCAACGCTCACCGCCATCGAGGTAGGGTGCAAGGAAGTTGTCTCGTGCAGGATGGTACGCCAGCTTCTCACCCTCACGCCAGTAACCCTCCTTGGTATAGCCCTGCTCACGAAGCCATGTATCCATGCCGTCATCTGTCTGACTGTAACTGGACTCGTTGGATGGGCGTAGATAACTGCGAACGAAATACTTGACGCCATCCATAGGGCTGGTCATACACAGCGCACGACCCATCGTCGTATCACCCTCGACACGAACCGCCATGTGCCATCCATACTTGGGGTCATACGCCTCGTAGGGGTGACGGGTCACGCCGTCATCGCACTTGATACCATGATCTGTACTCCACACCATGCACGACTTCGGCCCACGATGTAAGTGATAGATCATCTCAGCGGTAGTGTGTACGAACTGGAAGCGGGCTGATGAACCATGGCGTGAGACAAGATCACGAATGATGTGATCGGGTAAGTCGAAGTGTCTGTTGAGATACTTACCCACTGATGTGACAGTCTGAATATCTTTCTGACCCTTGACCTCGTTCTGTGTGTAGGCAATCTTTGAGCGATCACCTTGGGATACATGAGGCCACTCAAGGAACAACTGTTGCCAATCGTATGGGCGTGAGGCCATGACTGCTGCTTCAATCACAGGGTGCAGGGGGTAACGCTCAACCTCACGAACGACCCACTTACGAGCCTCGTGCTTATCACTGAGGCGGACATACTCAGCATCGTCAGTGCACTGCGACCACTGCCGTCTGACGTTAGCGTGAACCAAGCGCACAGCGTAGCGTGCCTTGGCAAAGTTGTCCCACATAGTGATGGGGTCGTATGTATTGTTTGTTGTAGTCATTGCTTTCTCCTTTATAAAATCGGGTCACTGTGACCCGTTAGTTGGTTGCTTCACTTACAAAATAGTCGAACACCTGATAGCCCAAGCCGTACGCCCCGCAGGTGTACATCCCTAGCCACAGGTATCCGATACCGAACTCGTCCATCATGATGAACCCCATGTACACCATCGCCATACATAGCGCAGTGAATATCAGGTTCGCCAGCTTTGCTGTCTTTGTTTTCATTTACTTTCTCCTTATGCTGAATAGCTTGCGGGGTCTTGGGTGCGCAGGTCATCCAAGTCGGTGAGGTACTGCTCAATCTCATTGACAAGCGCCTCGGGTAAGTCGGGCGTTAAGTCCTCGACTAAGCCATCGTTCCACACCACAGTTAACTTGTAGCTGTGAATGGCGTGGGTGTACTTACTGTGTGGTTCTCTTTGCATTTTGTTTCCTTAGTTGCAAGTGCCGTGTGATTTCAAGGTAGGGTGTGACTGCCACACGGCGAAGCAGTCACACTTTCGGGTCACTGTGACCCGTATTTATTCAACCCATGCC